TTGAGTCTGTGTTTAAGTACGATATTCGCTCTAAGATTCGATTGCATGAGGATCAAGAGCTAAAGGATGCTCCTTGGTCTTATATTGATCCTTGGAGCGGTGAATATTTCACTGTTGAGGATGAGGAAGACACTAAAGAATCTACTCACTTCAGTTGGGATGAGTGATGCGTATATTGGTACTACCTGACTGCCAAGTCAAAGAAGGAGTACCTCTTGATCATCTTGAGTGGGCAGGTAAAGCTATCTGTGAATATAGGCCTGATGTTGTAGTCAACATTGGGGACTTTGCGGATATGCCATCACTGTCTACTCATGATGTCAAAGGCTCTAAGTACTTTGAAGGCCTTCGATACAAGAAAGATGTAGAGGTTGTTAAGGAAGCTATGAAGAAGCTTCTGAAGCCTCTGCGTGACTTGCAGAAGACTCAGAAGGAATCCAAGCATAAGGTGTATAAGCCTCGTATGGTGCTGACTCTAGGCAACCACGAGAACCGTATTAACCGTGCTGTGAATAACAATCCTACGTTGGAAGGACTAATTAGTGTTGATGATCTCGGTTATGACAAAGATTGGGAAGTTTATAGCTTCCTCCATCCTGTCTTTATCAATGGTGTTGGTTTTAATCACTACTGGCCTGTTGGCGCGATGGGACGTCCAGCAGGGACTGCTAGTGCTCTTGTCAATAAGCTTCATATGTCTGTCGTGGCTGGTCATCAGCAGGGAAAACAGATTGCTTATGGTAAACGTGCTGATGGGAAATCTATTTGCGGTATCATCGCTGGTAGCTATTATCTACACGATGAGTCGTACATGGACAAACTATCAAATCGACACTGGCGCGGCCTTCTTATCCTTAATCAAGTAAACGATGGAGAATTTGATGAACTATTGCTGTCAATCCAGTATTTAGAAGGAAAATATGCAGGAAACAAAACAATGTCCTAAATGTAGAGAAGTGCTTCCTACGAGTAGTTTTCAGAAGAATAAAGCTGCTAAAGACGGATTACAATACCACTGCAAAGTTTGCCGGAAACAAATGGATTGTCGAGAGGAGCACAGAGCACAACATAGAAAACGTTATCATGAAAATAAAGAAAATTACCGTAACTCAACATACAAAAGAAAGTACGGGATTTCTTTAGACGAATACGAAAAATTGTTTACTGAGCAACACGGTCTTTGTGCAATCTGTAGTGGTGAATGCCCTTCAAAGTACTTAGAGCCTTTGACATCATGAGTGGACAAAGAAGGCATATCTGCAAAGTCACCAATGTTTATAACCACATCAGGTCGATAGTCACAAATTGCCTTACCTGCCCACTCAAGGTGTTCTGTAGGTACTCCCTCTTTAATCTGACAGTCGGGCACGACCAAAATTTTCATGAATACTCCTTTTTAATCCATTCCGCAAACAATAAAAGCTGTTCTTTAGTAGCGTTACTTTTCATGTTGTTTGCGAGTAAAGAAATAACCTGCACGTTTCCTTTGACATATCCAAGATCAGGAACTATTTTATCTAAACTAGCTGATGAAAAAGTTCCTCCGTGAGCGCCTAAATTACGTGTTAAAGGAATTCCTAAGATAGGGCAGTTTTCAGGGATAAAAATATCCTCTACTGTAATATCAAAAGGTATTCCTTTTTTTCGTGCTCGGTTTCTAGCGGAAGAAAGAAGACATTGTTCAGGTTTCCGCAAGCGGTAATCTTGATGGTACTCCGCTGCTGTTTTTCCTACATAATGTCCATAGTTTTTACGCATATTTTATCAATCACTTAAGCCTGGATTACCAGTATCTTCATCGTCTTCTTCCTCTTGTTGATCTACCTCAGCAGGTTCATCCACAAAGTATGCACCTGTCCAAGGATCAAGATAATCAGGATGATGCTCATACATTGAAGTCAACCACACAGGTTCTTTCAGGCGTACACTATCTATGATGTTGTATTGGAAAATAGACTCTAAGAATCGTACATAATCGTTAATACACTCTGACCAAGTATCAGTGGGAGTGGTAATAGTCTTCTCGTATTTCTTACCATCACAGTCGGTGTAACTAAAAGAGTATGTTCGCATTGTATTATCGTTCATCGCCTGATCCTTTCAATGTATTGTTAGCTTGACGTTCTGCAAGCTTACGTAAATTCTGACTAGCAATGTCTGCCAAGCTCCAACCCATCACTGTAGACAGTCCTGCAAGTTGCCACAGGACATCTCCAGCTTCCTTCTGCATTCCTACTTCATCCAACACACCATCACGAATCCACTTAGCATACTTACCTGCAACTTCACCGGCTTCTGAGGTCAAGTTAGAGATCATGTAAGCAGGATTCTTAGCTGATTCCATAGCCGTATTAAAGGCTAGCTCCTGATATTCATTTAAGGTCATTGTCATCCTCTGCAATGTAACGACAAAAGAAGTATTTGCCGTAGGTTTCAATTTCTGCCTCTGGATAACCTTGTTCGATTAACCAGAGATGTAAGTTTTCAGGAGGTGGACTAGGTAACTTTTTAGGAAACCCATAAGCCCATCCTCGTGGTGGATCAATTAGCATATGATATCACATTCGGAAAGTGTTTAACAATCTCTGCCTTGCAAAGCTCAGCAACTTCTCTGTGTTCCTTCTGAGTAGCTGCATCACATCGAATGTCAATGTAGTGCAGCCAACTACGAAGTGTACCATTCATATACATCCTACTCATTGTCAGGCCTTCAGGGAGAAGCTTACGAGCAACTTCCTTAGCAATGCCTTTCTTAAGAGCAGATTCGTACATGAACCTAGCATCCCCTAGAACACGCTTTTGAGCACCTTCCCACCAATACAACAGGGCTAGGTCTTTAGTCTCTAAGCTGTTCTGTCTATTCTTCTCATCTTGCATACGTGCCTGAGAGATTTCAAAGGTATCTACTTCTGCATATCGCTGAGAGAACTCCTGAAAGCTGAAGCTACGATGCCGAAGAATCTGCCTAGCAATGTCACGAGTAGTCTCAATCTCCATGCAGATGTTAACCATCTCCAGAGGACTCCAGTGCTTGTGCTTGATAAGATACTTGATCAGCTTTGGTGCTGTCTCTTTGTTATCTTGGTTAGCAGGAGCACTGACACGAGCCATGTACGCTATGAGGTCTTCACCTTCAGGAGTTGCCCATACTGTCCGTACTTTGTTCATTGTTTTCTTCCTCTACTACTTTCAATTCATCGCCTAGTCGGATAGCTTCTTTCAAAGCAGACAGAATACCAGCACGGATTAAGCTCTCTTCTTCTTCCCTTGTCAGGTCAAAGCTATAGTTAGCCGAACCATCTTCATTTTCCTTGATCAGTGTAACCTGCATCACGAGTCTCCTTTAAGAAATCATTGAACTCTTCATACGTAGTGAAGTAACGCAATACAGCAAGGATGTCCTTAGCTGTCTCAAAGTCATCAAAGTCTAAACACATGATGTAATGTTCTTGCAGTCGTTCGACAACAAGGATATCAATCACATCATACGCTAACTCTTTCAAGTTAGGGTTCTCTAAAATTTTAAAAATACTATTCATCCATCCACTCCTCTGGAATTGTCTTATCAGCATACTTAAATCCATTCTTTATACACCATTGTGCATATGTCGTGGTACTTGCTTTGCTAATTCTTGCATTAGAGTTGCTAAAGACAAACCTAATATCAAGTGTTGGATTGTGTCTCTTAACAAGGATATGCTTTTGACGATCAGCAAGTAAGAACCTGCCTTTAGTCTCAATGATAATCCCGTTAGAGAGCACAAAGTCAGGTGTGTATACGTGCTTCGATGCTGGCTTTACATAGTCTAGCTTCAACTTCTCATACGTGTATTCAACACCTGCCTTGTCCAACTGCTCCGCAATGCGCTCTTCCAAGCCACTGCGGAAGCCATACTTAGCTGCTACCTGCTTCGCTGTCAGGTTACGTTTGGTTGCCATATCTCCCCTTCATAACGTCTCAGCCATAGTAGCTGCCCTTGTTCCGTAAAATACTCCAACGTATGGCCGAGTTCTTGATACTTTTCCCACGCTGTGTCCAGAAGCTCTTGCTTAGTCTTCGAGTCTTTAAGAGCTTTTTCAGCCTTCTTCGGGCCAACGCCTTGTAAGCCGGGAATGTTATCCGTCCTGTCGCCTGTAAGCAACTGAAGACAAAACGATTTATAAGCCTCGAATTCATTAACATATCGCTCCAAGTCTTTAGCAGGATTGAAGTGCCATCCGGGTATCTGAAGTAAGTCCTTATCCACACCTACAAGAGTGTATGTATTAGGCTCTTTAGACATCCGTATGGCTACCTCGTCATCCGCTTCTTGTCCTTCTACTACGACAGCACCTAACCGTTTAACCATGTGATCCCTAAGCTCTTGGTAATAAGGAGGCTTAGCGGTATCTTTACGATTACCCTTGTAAGGTACTGTCTTAGCAATATCATATCTAAAGTTACCTTTACCTGTCAGGAATGCTTCATAAGAGTCAGCTTTAAGGTGTACGTAGACTAGATTTTCAAGTGTCTCTACTAACCTGTTCTTTGCTATTCTCTCAGAAGCATCCTCACACGTAAATCCAATAGCGTAGATAAGGTAATCTGCGTCTATGAGTAACTTATCTGGCCTCTTAGCTTTAGAGGACATCTTCCAATTCTTCTTCACCTTCAGGCACGTATGTCTTCAACTCAGTCACGATGATCTTCTGAATCGAAGGAGCAGCACCGAACTTAGCTGACATCTTGTGACGGTAAGAGCTAACCAGTGCTGTTACCTTAGTGCCGTTACCGATAGCAGAGATGTCAACCTTGTTACCATCAGCATCCACAGGCTCAAACAGGAACTTAGACTTACCGACAATGTACTTGCCTTGTGTGTCCTTCTCTTTGATCTTGATACCCAACTCTTCCAAGGCTGCTGCTGCTTTATCAGACAGATCACCAAGGGTACATTCGTACTTGTCGTTGTCCTCATTAAACTTAGTGTTGAAGTTTGCCATCCAATTAGCCCAATACAGGGAACCAGAGACTTTAACGGGTTTAATACTGCTCATTTCATCTTCCTTTATAAAAGCTCTTTCGAGCGAAACTTGGTGCGAGAGGAGGGATTCGAACCCTCAAACCTTTCGGTGGCAGATTTTAAGTCTGCTGTGTATACCGTTCCACCACACTCGCTAAATCTTAGTGAAGTTTATCCTTGATTCGCTTCACTGTCTCCATGTCTCTTGCAACACCTTGTAAGTATTCAAGAGAAGCATATAGGATAGCATAAACATCCTCAAATGTCAAGCTATCTGTCTTAGAAATATCAAAATTATTTTCAAAGACATCAAAGCGAAGGCTTCCTATGTATGCGCCATCACCTTCATCAGTGGGTTTGTCGCCAGTTTGATCCAATTTTGTACTCCCCGTCCAATGGACATCTAAGTTTAAAATACTCTCCTGCCTCAACGATTGACATCTTAGCAGCAAGTCCTGCAAGCTCAGCTACAT